CTTGCCTTTTGTGGTCTCATCGCCAAGACGGCGCAACAACTCATTGTAAGAAATGGGCTGAAGCGCCGTTTTGTCGTCAAACACATCGATGATGTGATTAAGCTCTGTACCCGTGGGGAGTGTAACTGCGTACTCATTGACCCCATCGATAATAGTGATGAATTCAGGTTCAGGGATATAGACATCTGTTCTTTTACAGAAGTCGATAGCCGCGTCCCGAACAGCACGTTCGATAATAAAGTCAGGGCAACCCTGAACTTCAGGTCGAACATATAGATTGAGGTCTGAGTACTTCATTACATTCTCCCGACGTTACGGTCAGGAGTGTTAGGCATAGGCGTGATAGCGCCGTCTGCCTGCGTCTTAACACCCAACGCATTAGCAAATGATTGATAGTGCATCATTGAGCGCTCTGCGTTACCTGCATACTCAGAGTCCTTCTGATATGCACGATAGAGTATGTAATCTAATATACAATTCGCGTACACATCATCTAGGCTGATGACTGTGGTATCGGTATCAAAGTTACTGATACTGATATCACTAGGTGCGGAGCTGTACACAATCTCGAGAGTGTGTGTCCCCGAAACAGCCTTCGGATAAACGTAAAAGTGCTTGGGATCAGCAGGATCGTAAATGTAGTGTTCGATCTTGTTGGTTCCCGCAGTTGTTTCGTGCCAGTTGGGCAGAGTCTCGTCGAGGATCTTTCGATCTACTTGAGTCACTGCTCGACCGTCCACGTTTCTAACGATTTCAATTAGGCGCAAGCCAGCAGTAGGAATAGTCTGCTTGCTTCCGTTCCCGCATGAAAATGTCTCATTCACCATCTTGGCATCAGGGCGATGCAGGACAACTTCCTTCTGTGCATCGTTGAAGAACTTCAACAACTCAGCATTTGGGAATCTGACGTTGGTGCTGTCCTGTAGAATGATTGATGCCCTGTCCAAGATGTCTACTACCTTTGTAGTTGCCATCACTCAGTCTCCCATTCGATAACTTCAAGGTTAGGGTTGCTTTCCCAATTGGGTAGGAAGCCGAACGTATTGCCGGTGACTACGTTGCGGATGGTGCGAGGTATTCGTCCCTCCGTTTCGTCCTCAACAGTAGGCTCGTTAGCATTGCTTTTCAGGCGAACGAATTGCTCCTCCAGCTCTTCGAGCTTAAGTCTGCGATCAAGTTTGACGTTGAATAAATCCATCGCCTCCTTGTACAGCTCGTCCTTTCTAAAACGCTTGCCTGTTTCCATTTTTCAACCCAAAGGAATAGGGGAGGTTGCCCTCCCCGTTAGACCTATTAAGTCCACTTACCTACGCAGAGGCAGTCAGGGTTTACGACCTTAGAGCCATAGACCTTGAGGCCGCGCACCGCCTCGCCGAAAGTTGACTCAAGGCGTACAGTCTCAGTGTTAGTGAACTGTGACGCGAATGAGATCGCCTTTGGGTGACCAGCAAGAACGTGGGTGTAGCCAGCGTCAGTGCCAGATGCAGGTGTGTGCAACATGTTTGACTGATAAACAGTGAAACGGTCTACCATGCCAACCTGACCGTTACGGAGAGGCGAAGTGCCATCACCAGTCAAGTAAGCCTGACGCAGTTCACTCTGCTTGAGCATAGAAACAAACTCAGGAGACAGGACGATGAATCGACCTTCTTCTGGGATGTTCAGCTCGTCGAGAGCCTTTGACAACTCAAGGATTTCACCCAAGATGTTGCTTGAAGTGATAGTTGTCTGAGCGCCAGTAGTTGTTGCATCGCCGATTACAGATGAAAGAACATCAGTCTCGACTGCAATACGCATGCCTTCAGCGGCATCACCAGATGCGGCCTCGAGCAAGTTGATGTCAGCCTGAGCCTTCAGGACATCGTCAATTTTGAAGCTGTAATACTTCGCCTTGTCGATGAGCATCTCCACAGTACCTGTGGTGAGTTCCTGATTCGTAACAGTGCCAGCGTAATCGTTGATAGTTACGGCTGGTACAGTACGGATGATTACCTTGTCACCTTGACCAGAGATTTCGCCCTGATAATCGGTGTTACTAATTGCGGGCAGTACAGACTGCTTGTAGAACTTAGCCTGAAGGAGTTTTGAAAACACCTCAGGAATGAAGTTCACCTCAGAAGTGGTGCCCGTGCTGAAAAATGAAAAAGCCATTGTTAAATCCTCACAAGAGATTAATTAACGGCGGATAGCTCCTTGTTCCATAGCCTTCATGATTTCAGCCTGATACTTCTCGAAGTCTCGATTCGGCATCCGCTTGATCTCGTCTATAGTCCAAGTCTTCTTTCCACCAGTTTTAGGCTTTCGAGTTTTTGGCATTTTGGGTTCTGCAACCGCTCGTGCCTTCTCTAGAGCCTGCTCTTGCGGCGTAGGTGGCTTCATGCCCATGTCAGCTTTGAACCGATAAAGAACAGCGTTGACGTCGTTGGATGAACCTCGCTCAATCCACTCGTGCGTCCGACCATCCTGAACCTCTAACCAATTGATCCAGTCCGCAGTTTCGATCAGTTGATCGACGTCGGGGTGGACCGCTCGGATTCGGTCAAAATGCTCGGCTTGCGCTTGTGCAGTGAGCGCATCCTGCCTACGTTGTTCTTCAGCCGCCAAAGCCTGTTTGGTGCTTGAAACCTCTGCTTGAGTTCGACTTAACTCGTCAAGGAGCGGACCAGCGATATCAGGATATTCCTCCCGAATTTTTGCTAACTGCTCGTTGTCTTTCTGTCTTGCCTCAAGCTGACCTTTAAGATCGCCAACAGCCTGCATGAGATCCGCGTTTAACTTGCGTAACTCAGCCGCCTCTTGGGTAGCCTTGGTCATACGCGCCTGTGCGCCTTTCATCGCTTTCTCGGCTTTGTCTAGCCGATCCTGCATTTGAGATACTTCGCCGCTTTCTTCCTCAAATGCTGGAGCCTCATCCGCTTCAACTTCGACCGTATCCGTTGGCTCGGGGGTCTCTTCGGCAAGAGCTTCCACTTCTTCGGTTTCCTCCTCGATATCAGGAGATTCCTCTTCCGTTTCTGTCAGCTTGCTGAACAGTTCTTTCGCTTCAGCTTCTAGTCGTTCAGGGTCATTTCTACTAGCCATAATATTTTCCTCGGGGCCACTAACGTGGATGTCCGTTAATCAATTGCGGGTGTTCGCTTAGGAGTCCGCTCTCTGTCTAGTACCGCTTTCGCGGTATCTTCCAATTCAAGAAAGAACCGCAACTCATGTACACGGCCTTGCTCAAATCGAAAATTCGTTTCATCTGCTTGCTCTAGGCGTTCCCGCGCATCAACCAAT